GAAACCTTGCCCAAATGAACTTGGACAAGCAAAAAGACTATCGTTCTGGCATGGTCAACATCAAGAGCGACAAATCTGTTCTTGACCTTTCTGGTGTTGAAACCGCTTTAAAGAATGCTGAAAATTCAACAGGCTTTAAACAGTCAGGCATACCCAAAGATGCAAAAGCTGTTGAAGTGCTGCAAAAGATAAGAGGCAAAATAGATCAATGGAAAAAACTTGATCCTGCTGAATATCACACTCCAGAAGGGCTTGATTATTTAAAACAAAGCCTTTGGGATGATTTTGGCAAATTGGGTAGGGAAGAAAAAACAGCTTACTCAGTAGGTAAGCAAGTTTACGATTCCGTAAAAAATCAGATCAGCACACAAGCGCCTGAATATTCCAAGGTGATGAAGAATTACACCGATGCTTCTGATCAGATCAAAGAAATTGAACGCGCCTTATCTTTGGGCAACACAGCATCTGCTGATACGGCCATGCGTAAGCTGCAATCGTTGATGCGAAACAATGTAAACACCAATTACGGGCAGCGGCTTGAGCTTGCTAAACAATTGGAAGCAATGGGCGGCAACGAAATAATGCCAGCGCTTGCGGGTCAGGCTTTAAGCAGCAAATTGCCTAGAGGTTTGCAGGGCGCGGCAAACATTCCATCGTCTTATATGGCGTTTGGAGTCGGTGGCCCTGCTTTGGCGGCGCTTGATCTTGCGGCATCATCTCCGCGCCTGGTTGGAGAAGCGGCATACAAGTACGGACAAATGGCAAATGCTTTAAACAAAGCACAGCAACCTGTCACCGACATATTTAAGAAACTGCCGGTATCAGCACAAGAGGCAAGACTTGCGGCTTTGTTGGCGGCTCAATCAAACCAGCCAGCCCGTATTGAGTTAAACAACATGCTTCCTAACAGGCCATAAACGAAGGATACAAAATGAGTTACAACGGCACGGGCACATTTAACATTAACACCACGGGGCAACCCGTTGTTGCTGGCACGATCATCAGTGCGGCTACCTTTAACGCGCTTACAGCAGACCTTGCCACGGGCTTGACAACAGCCTTGACAAAGGACGGCCAAACCACTGCAACGGCTCGGATACTCTTTGCCCAAGGAATTAACTCAACGCTAGTCACAGACGCATCTAGTGTGTCTACCGGCTCAATTTTTACCGCTGGTGGCGTAGGCATCGCCAAAAAACTTTATGTGGGCACAGATGCAAACATAGCAGGCACATTAACCTATGGCGGTGTGACGCTTACCAATGCGGTAACTGGCACTGGAAAAATGGTGTTAGATACTTCACCAACATTGGTCACGCCTGCATTGGGAACGCCAACATCAGGCACTTTATCTTCATGTACAGTCGATGGTACAAATGAAGTCGGATTTAAAAACATTCCGCAAAACAGCCAAAGCGCAGCCTACACTCTAGTCCTCGGTGATGCTGGCAAACATATCTTTCATCCATCAGGTGATGCCAATGCGCGAACATTTACGATACCCGCAAATTCGTCCGTGGCGTATCCAATTGGCACAGCAATTACATTCATCAACATGACATCTCAAGTGGTGACAATTGCAATCACTACAGACACGATGTATTTATCTTCTGCTGGTACAACTGGCTCACGCAGCTTGGCCCAATACGGCTCGGCCACGGCAATCAAAATGACTTCAACAACCTGGTTAATTTCAGGGAGTGGATTGACATGAGTGGCGCACTACAAGCTGTTTATCAAAACCTGAGAAGTTTTTTTTCCGGTAATAAAGCTATTTTTGGGTTTGGTTTAAGTAATGTTCTTGTATCAATAACCAATCTGGTATCAAACAATGGTGTGGTTGCTTCAGACACCACGGGTGTTGGCACTGCACGAACTGCCCTTGCAGCGGCAGGCTACGGCACAGATAAAGCCATTTTTGGATATGGTGCGACTACTCCTTCTTTGTCTATGACCAATCTGGTATCTAACACAGGTGTGGTTGCTTCAGACACCACAGGTGTTGGAACTGCACGAAGTGGCCTTGCAGCGGCGACTTATGGCACAGATAAAGCCATATTTGGGTATGGCACAGATAACGCAGTTACAGATTTTTCAGAAACCAATAAAGTAAGCAATACTGGTGTTGTGGCTGAAGATACCGCAGGGGTAGGGCTTGCCCGTTATCAACTTGCAGCGGCAGGCTATGGCACAGACAAAGCGATCTTTGGTTATGGTAATGGCGGCGGTGCTTCATCAATAACTAACTTAGTCTCAAATACTGGTGTTGTTGCCTCAGATACTACCGGCGTAGGCACGGCACGATTTCAACTTGCGGCAGCAGGGTATGGTTTAGATAAAGCTATTTTTGGTTATGGTAACGGCCCTGTATCAATAACTAATTTAGTCTCAAATACTGGAGTGGTTTCTACAGACACTACTGGCGTAGGCACTGAACGGCGTTTTCTTGCGGCGGCGGGTTACGGCACAGACAAAGCAATCTTTGGGTACGGACAATCAGGAGCAGGCAGCAAAGTATCTATGACAAATCTAGTGACCAATACGGGTGTTGTGGCTACAGACACAACAGGGGTGGGCACTGGCCGTAGTTCTCTTGCGGCAGCAAGTTATAGCAGCTAAAAGGAAAAATTATGTCAGATTTAAATGATTGGCCTGCGCCGACAGCAGAACAAATTGCACGAGCAAGGCAAAGCGCATTAAACGCAACGCATCCAGCATCTTGGGTGTGGAGTGAAGAAGCAATATCTTATGTTGCACCTATACCTTTACCAACAGACGGATACCCCTACTTATGGGATGAAAGCGTAGGCAACTGGTTGCCATTTCCTGATTACCCACAAAATTAAATTATGGCATCAAATTTAAATTCTGAGTTTAATTATCGTTATCAAGTTATTGGTAGCACTCCTTGGGAAAAAATTAAAACTCTTAAAGGTTTTTTAGTTGGCCGAAAACGCGCAGCGGTGTTGGAAGAATGCTCAGAACTTAAATATCAAGCCAAACTTGAAGAACTTAAGCACCTTAAAAGTGTGTCAGCACTGCCTCACCTTATTCTTAATTTACAAGCTGAATTATTAGAAACTGAATCGCACATTGATGATGCCAAACATGCTTTTGAACTTAATCGCACTGAAATAAAAATATTAGAAAAATATTTAGCAGAGTTGTATGCAGAAGTAGAGCCAACTAGACTTAGACATGAAGACAATACACTTTATAGCGATGACGAAATGTTTGAGGCCAATGCAAATTATGAATTTACTGTAACTGTTGGGCGAGAAATACAGTCAGAAATTATTTCTATGGGAAGACCTAGCCCAGCAAAACTTCTTAATGCGATGAGTAATCCTCAAACGCTAGAAACTTTAAAGCATTTAGGTCTTGTTCCAAAAGAAACAATTTTGCTTGGTACAAAAGATGTTACTTTGCACTTTTCAAGTGAATTGCCTAAATTAATTGAGGCTTTTAAGCCATGAGTCAAATAGACGCTACAGATGCCAAGCTGTCAACGCATGAAGAAATTTGTGCGCTGCGGTATGAGGCTATCCAGAAATCGTTTGAGTCAGGCAGCAAGCGTATGAGCCGCATCGAATATATCTTGTATGCGCTGATTGCTGTGACGCTGCTTGGCCCAGGCTTTGCTGCTGAAATGCTCAAGAAAATGCTTATGTAGGCGGGTGCAATGATTGACCCTCTAACGGCACTGGCGGGTATACAGGCGGCTGTCGCGCTAATCAAGAAGGTTAGCAAGACTGTTGATGATGTGTCTTCACTTGGCCCTGTTTTGGGCAAGTACTTTGATGCTAAAAGTACCGCGACAAAGGCTGTTGTACAAGCCAAGAAATCTAAATCCAGCATGGGCACTGCCATCCAGATCGAGATGGCATTGGATCAAGCTAGGCGCTTTGAAGACGAGTTACAACTGCTGTTTATGCAAAGCGGCAAGATTGATGTCTGGAACAAGATCAAGTCTCGGGCGGCGGCAATGGATGTTGAAGCGGCCCACGATGCCAGGCGGGAAAAAGAAATCGCTGAAAGGCGCAAAAAAGAAATTGATGAGGTCATTGAGTTAGCCTTGCTAGGGCTGGTGTTTACCGCCTTGCTAGGAATAATTGTGTATTTCACCTTTGGCATTCTTGAGCAACGCGCATAAACAGAAAGGTAAACCATGTTTCCACTAACGGCTCTGCTTGAAGTTGGCGGCAAGCTGATTGACAAGCTAATTCCTGACCCGCAAGCCAAAGCCAAGGCCCAGCTTGAACTTGCTCAAATGGCGCAAGACGGCGAGCTTGCAAAGATGGCAAACGACACTGAGATGTACAAGGCTGAACAAGAAAACATCACAGACCGCTGGCGCTCAGACATGGGCAGCGATTCTTGGCTTTCTAAAAACATCAGGCCAATGGCTTTGATTGCCATCTTTGTGGCGTTTTTCTTGTTTACCATGATGAGCGCTTTTGGCTACAACGCACAAGAATCTTACGTCAATTTGTTGGGCCAGTGGGGACAGATTATTTTTTTGGCCTACTTTGGTGGCCGTACAGTGGAAAAACTTGCTGACATGAAATTGGGCAAAAAATGACGCCTCACTTTACCTTTTCAGAGCTTACCGCCACCAGCCACCGGCAATTTGACAACACTCCCAATGAGGCAGAGACTGCCAATCTTCAGCGGCTGGCTGAGTTTTTAGAAAAGGTAAAAACAACGCTAGACGGCAAGCCAATTATGATTAACAGTGCTTTCCGGTCTAAGCAAGTTAACGACTCTGTGGGAAGCAAAGACACTAGCCAGCACCGGACGGGCTGCGCGGCTGACTTTAAAGTGCCTGGCATGACTCCAGACGCTGTGGTCAGGGCAATCATTGCTGCTGGCCTGTCCTATGACCAGATCATCCGTGAGTTTGACGCATGGACGCACATTAGCATCAGCGACACTCCGCGCAGGCAGGCGCTCATCATTGATCGGGCGGGGGTTCGCCCTTTTTCATAAGTTTGCGGTAGGCGGCAATAGCATCTTTAAGGTCGCACTGAAGCTGTTCAATCCGGTCATTCTGCTGGATCATCTTGTCGTTTGCTTGGTGCGCGAAATCCGCTAGGTTTTCTTGCGACCACGTTTTGAAGTTTGACATGTTCTTCCGTTATGAATTTGTGCCCATTCCCGCACTCGCGGCGGCGTAGAGTAAAGCCTGTTTTGTTTCGCGTATCGCTAACAGTACTCCAAGCGCCACAAGTCGGACAGTTCAAGCGTTCTTCTCCTTGCTGGCTTGTTCAATGGCCCTAGCAAATGCAAACCACTGGTAATCTTGTTCGTGCGCTTGGAGGATTTTGCTTATTTCTTCGTCCCGTAGCTTAACCCAAGGCTTTTTGTAGTCCTGAATATCGTCATCATCATCATTGTTGTCTATCTGTCTCATATCAGTAAACTCCAAATCCAAATGCCAGTAAAGAACAGCAGCAAACAGACCACCATCAGCGCCACCAGTACAAAGCCAACTACAACACTTCCAACCATCTGCCACGCTTCAGGTACGGGCGCAATGTCATCAGGTATTGCCGGATAAGGCTTGATCTTGCGAACTACTTCCGGCTCAAGCTCCGCATTAGTAAAATGGCAGAAGTGTTCACACTGCGGTGTGTGTTGGCAGATAGCCCCTGTATCACACACCCTGTTCATGCTATCTCCTTTGGTTCTTCTGCTGCCAAATACGCCTTTAAGCGCTTGATACGCTGCTTTTGGCAAGTGACCATTGCCTGCGCGTATTCCACGCCAGCTTCTGCCCTTAACAAATCATGCTCGGCATGCAATAGCTCATGCACGGCAGTTTGTACTGGCGGCAACATTCTGATTGTTGACCGAAATTCTGTCCACATGTACTTAAACATTCTTAGCCCCTTTCATAGCGTCCATTCGCGTTCTTGACGATTGGAATTTGACTTAACTGTTTTGCCTGTCAGCCGGATCAGACCAAGTTTCTGCATTTCGTTCAAGCGCCTTGCAATCTGGTTAGGGTCTAGCCGTGAGTAAAACGAGATGCCATCTTTGCCTAGCGGCCCAATCGTGCTAAGTGCCTCCAAGATTTGAGCGTAGTGAGAGCTAACGTCTGTAATGGATGCCGCTGCCTGGTGGGATGTGGCAGGGTCACTTGTACGCGCCCGTCCAAACTCACCCGCTGGAATAATTTTCTTGAAAAAGTCTTTGTAGTCCATGATGCACCTTAAAAAAGAAGGGGACTTACGCGCCAGGCAACTGCGGGAAGCACAGCGCTGCCCCAAAAAATTAAAACGGAATATCGTCCGGCATGTCATCAAACCCGCTAGATGCTTTGACAGGACGGGCAACAGGCGGGGCAATGTAAGCCTCTGAATCAAGTGGGCGTTGTTCAAAGCAATGAAACCAACCCTCAAAGTTTTTGCTCACGGGTTGACTTTCCATTTTTATCTTAATCCTATCCCCATCAATCCACAAAGTTCCGTGTGTAGTCCAAAATGTTTTTTTCTCGCCCTGCATTTCGTACTCACGGGCTGCAAATTTAATGTCGTATTTCATAATTTTTCAAGTTCCTTAATTTTGCTGTCCATCTCACCAAGAAATTTAACTACCTCAGCTTCTAGCCCTGCCACATACGCAGGGTCGTAAACCTCACGCACAATAAACACTTGCAGTCGTTCTGGCAGGCGCGGGTCAAAGCTAACAAAGTCGCACCAGTGCCGTCCAGTGCAAGCCATCTGCCACTGCACCTGGGCGCGGTGCTTTGTGGGCATCCTTTTGCCTAGTAGGGTATCCAAATGGGTGGCAGTGTTAGGACACTTAATCTCAATCAAGCCAGAGTCGCCCACCAAGCCATCAGGAGACGCACCAGACTGCTCAATTGACGGGTGGGTTACAAAGCCTTCAGCTTGCACCAAAACGCCTTTAGCGGCCTCATACGCAGACAAGGCTGCTGGCTCTGTGTCTGTGCCGTCC